TAACCGGAGGGGCGACCACAATGACCCCCACCGAATTCACCTCCTGGCAGTCCCGCATGGGCTGGTCCCACGTCCAGACCGCCCGCGCCATCTACGGGGTTCGCAACGACGCCGTCCGCCGCTTCGGCAACGGCTGCCAGACCATCCCCCGTCACGTCGAGTTGATCTGCCTGATGATCGAGGCCGCCCGCGACGGCGCCGGATCCTTGGCTGCGGCGCGGCTTGAGGCGGCGGCCAAGGCGCGGATTGAGCGCGCCGGTCGGCACTGCACCAAAGGCGGCGACCGCAAGAGTAAGAAGTTTCGGGAGGCGGCGTGAAGACGTACACCCCTGGGCCGTGGCACGACGCGCTGCGGCATGATTTTAACGCTTGCCCTAACGGCGGACTGACCGACTTGGCTCGCGCGTATGAGATGAGCATAGAAAGCCTCGTCGCAATCTACATGTGGACGACGACGCCGTCTGAGTTGCGCAAAGCCCCATGCCCAATATCGTAGACCCCACCCCAGGCATCGTAAGACTTACGCCGATCAAGCAGGATCGCAGCAGAGGCGTGCTGAAAAGATTCATGGACTATGTAATGCCGGAGCCTAATTCCGGCTGCTGGCTGTGGGTCGGTGGTTTGCGTGGAAAGGGCGGATACGGGGTTTTTGGGTGGTTCAAGGGAAAGAAATCTTATCTTGCGCATCGCGCTTCATACGAAATGATTGTGGGCGCCATTCCTGACGGTATGCACTTAGATCATCTATGCCGCGTTCGCTCTTGTGTTAATCCGCAGCACCTTGAGCCAGTAACTCCTCGCGAAAATTGTGTGGTGCGTGCCCGCGGAGGAAATGCCTCGATAAACTTTAATAAAACGCACTGTAAGCGCGGACATCCTCTTGTCCCCGGAAATCTAGTAAAACTCACTACGATTAAGCAGCGTATTTGCCTCACTTGCTCAAACGAAAAGTCAAGACAATGGAAGGCTAAGAAACGCGCCAGAACATTGGAGATGGAGTGTGATTAGCGACCCAACTCCGGACCAAGTGGCGCTGTTCGTCGAGTGCTACGTCCGCACCGACGATGCACTGAAGGCGGCGCAGCAGGCCAAATTGCTGAACCCGATGTACACGGTTGAGACAATCGTCGCGCGCCTGCTTGAGCGCACCGATGTCCAGTCCGCCGTCGCGGTGCTGAAGCGAGACAAGGCCAAGCGGGTTGACGTTGAGGTCACGCGCGAGAGCCTGGAGGCCGCGGCGCAGAACCTGCACGATGCGGCGATGTCCGGTGGGGATAACAAGACGGCGCTGGCTTGTCTCAGATTCCAAGCTGAGCTTCGGAAGCTTTTGTCACAGGATGTAACAATAAACGTGCGTCATGACGTCACCGCTATGACGGACGCTCAATTAGCCGCCATCGTCGCCGGCAAACCCATCGACGTGCCCTTTGAGGATGTCACGGATATTACGCCGAAGAAGCAAGGTATTGCGCAGGTAACGCAACAATGATGCGTTACGGGTCAGTCTGTTCTGGAATTGAGGCCGCAACAGCGGCGTGGCACGGGCTTGGTTGGACCGCGTCATTTTATTCCGAAATTGATAAATTCCCGCGCGCCGTCCTTCAGCACCACTACCCCAACGTTCCGCTTCATGGCGATTTCACCACAATCGGCGAGAAAGAATATGACCCAATTGACCTTCTTGTCGGCGGAACGCCCTGCCAATCGTTCAGCATCGCCGGCCTTCGGAAGGGAATGGATGACGCGCGCGGCAACTTGGCGCTCGGGTATCTTGCTCTGGCTTCACGACTTCGGCCCCGTTGGGTGGTTTGGGAGAACGTCCCTGGCGTCTTGTCCTCAAATGGAGGACGGGACTTTGGCTCCTTCCTCGGAGGGCTGGTTGAGTGCGGGTATGGGTTCGCGTACCGAGTCCTTGACGCTCAGTATTTCGGACTGGCCCAGCGACGCAAGCGTGTGTTCGTTGTCGGATATCTTGGAGACTGGCGACGTGCCGCGTCGGTACTTTTTGAGCCCGAAAGCCTGCGCGGGGATTCTGCGCCGCGCCGAGAAATTGAACCGCGAACTGCCGAATCAGTTGGGGGCGGCCCTCCGGGAAACGGCGAAATCGGCTTGACCACCGCGCGTGCTGACAGCACGCGCGGTGGTCAACGTCATGACCCAACGCAAGAAACGTTCATTGCTCATTCGCTCATGGCGCAGGCGCAGGCAAGTCATCAAGCAGATTCCGAAACGTATGTCACCCACACCCTCCGCGGTTCCGGTTTTGACGCCTCCGAAGACGGGTCCGGCCGGGGCACGCCACTGGTCCCAGTGGCGTATTCCATCATGCCGCAGAACTCTGGCAAGGATTACAAGGCGCGGCAGGTTGATGTTGCGCAGCCGGTTATGGCGGGAGGCCCGGTGGGTGGGAATCAGGGTGGGGATGTGGTTGTGCAGGCGGCGCCTAGCGCGAGCGTCGTGGCCTTCAACCACCAGTCTGGCGGAGATTTTCGCCCTCAGTTTTCAAATGACTTGGCAAACGGATTGCAGAGGTCGCAGGGGCAGGCCGTTGCCTTCACACAAAATCAGGATGGCCACGTCCTGACTGGAGACATTGCTGCTGCTATTGGGTGCAATCAAAACGCCACGGGGCGCAATACGGCAAAAGTACAGCAAGCCATGGCCGTCCGCCGTCTCACGCCACGCGAATGCGAGAGGCTTCAGGGCTTCCCAGACGACTACACGCTGATCCCATACCGAGGAAAGCCAGCCGCTGACGGCCCGCGCTACAAGGCCCTTGGAAACTCAATGGCCGTGCCTGTCATGAAGTGGATCGGTCAACGTATCCAGATGGTGGATGATATTTTGTTGGAAAAATCAGCATAACCAAAAGGGGGACTACACCATGCCTATGGGAGAACTCTGGACACAACATCGCGACGACGAGCTTTACCGGCTGTGGTGCGAGGGATACACGGACGACGAAATCGGCCAGCAGATCGGCCGCACGGCCGGCGCGGTGGCATCCCGCAGGAACATCCTAAACCTGACCGGCCAGCAAGCCCGCAAGAGTATGCGGCTGTCGCCGGTGACTTTTCCGATGTTTACCGACATAATGAAGGCGGAGTGCCGCGTAATAACTGCAACGACGCCACCGAGCGGAAAGTTCTCGCGGTCGGCAAATTCCAGCGGGATGACGAGTTGTGCGGTGATGGTGATGGAAGCATGAACGACAATATGTCCTGGCCCGCCGCCCGCACCGCCCTGTGCGCCGGCAAGAAAGTCCGCCGCAGCCTGTGGATTTCATGGATCTACATGGACCGTGGCGACATGGTGTTTGACCTGCCGGAGAACTGGAAGGGCGGGCGGGATTACGAGCCGACGTATTTTGATGTTGGGGCGCGGGATTGGGAGGTGTTCGCGTGAGGGACAGCATCCTCCTAGAGACTGTTCTGGAGATGCTGGGCGTCTCGCCGGACGCGCGAAAGTCTTTGCAACTTGAGTTCCGTGATAAACAGGAGCGCGAGCGGGTTGAGAATGAGGCGCGGTGCTACCGGATTGCATATCCCTACGGGCGGTTGGTCTCTGTCAACGAGGTCCTCTCCCGTCGCAAACACAAACCGTCCGTCGCTGCCCGCATCCATTGTTTAAACCCAGGTGGCGTTCGCGAGGGTGATAAAATCCGCGGTGTCTACTACCACCGCCGCTGGAGATTTGACCTTGATGTGGTCCCGCTGCGAAAATACGAGCAGCGGTGGGGAACCAGAGACGGCGCACGCGTAGTCTACAAATCCGGCCGCTGGAAATTTGTTTCAGGGGCGTCTTATATGCAGGGGCCCAATGCCTAGCAAACTCATACCCGAAATCTCCGCCTACCTCTCAACCCGCCGCGATATCGAAATCCTCGCCGAGAGCAAAGACCGCATCGTCGGCGTCCAACTTCGCCGCGTGTGGGAGAAGTTCACCTACACCGCCAGCATCTTCAACCCCCATGAGCGCGAGCGCTGGCACTACTACGGCCAGGCGTTCGTGATTGAGGAGGCCAATCTAAACAAAAAGGGCGAGTTGTCCGCGGAGCAGGAGGCCCTCGCCAAAGGCCTCGGCGCGCTCGAGGCTGTGGTGATCCTAGCGCAGACGATGGGCTACGTCATGGCGACACTGGGGCCGGAGCCGCTGAACTGGGACGAGTATGCGAGGAAGGTGGAGAAGTGAATCGCGCCAAGGAACTCCGCATGGATATAACCATTGGCGAGGAACACCTCTACGGCGACCACGGTGGCATCGGCATGGCTCCAATATGCCGTGAGGGCGGAATTGCATGGCACCTGATGAGCCGCACCGCCTGCGAGCGCGCGTTGGCTGAATTGAAGGAGAAGTTGGCGGAGGCCGAGAAGTGATCCACGCCGAAGACCCCCGCCCCCAAGTCACCGGCGACATGATGGATGCCGGCATCAAGGAGTTGGTCGCCACTAACCTCCTGCGCCCCGGCGCCGACCAAGACTACGCGCGGCTGATGGTCGCCGTGTCGCGGGTGTTCGCGCGGATGAGGGCGATTGAGCCGGTGAGGATTGAGCCCAAGCGCCTTCACATTATCGGCGGCATCGGTGGCTAACGCCCCAACGCGCGAAGACGCGGCGGCGGAGCTGCTGAGACGGAGGAAGGCGCTTGAATCCCTCCATGAATTCTGCCGTCAAGCGTGGCCCCAGGTCGAGGGCGGCCGCGAGTTTCAAGACAACTGGCATATCGGCGCCATCTGCGAACATCTTGAGGCGGTGACGAACGGACAAATCCGCAATCTTCTGATCAACATCCCGCCGCGCATGACCAAGTCGACAATGGTCGGCATCATGTGGCCTGCTTGGGCTTGGCTTCATGATCCTGGTATCAAGTGGATGTTTTCAACATTCGCCCATGTTCTGACATTGCGCGACTCGCGGCGCTGCCGCGCGCTCATGACGAGCAAGTGGTATCAAACGCGCTGGGCGAACAAGTTTTCTTTCATTGAGGACTTCAACACGCTTGTTCGTTTCGACAACGACAAGGGCGGCTACCGCATCGCGACGTCGGTCGACACGCAGACGATGGGCGACGGCGGCGATATTATTGTCTGCGACGACACAAACAACACGCGCGACAGTTCCGACACCATGCTCGATTCCACCATTGACTGGTGGACAACGGTTATGCCGACGCGCCTCAACAGCTTCAAGACCGCGCGCCGCGTGGTGATGCAGCAGCGTACGCATGAGCGCGATCACTCTGGCTACATCCTTTCAACCGATCCTGATTCCTGGGTGAAGCTAATTCTGCCTATGGAATTTGAGACGAAGCGTAGGTGCGTCACGGTTCCGCTACCATCAACTGGCGGCAAGCCATGGATGGATCCACGCACAGTGGAAGGCGAATTGCTTGACGCCAACCGCATCGGCCAAAAGGAACTAAAGCAGCTCAAAAAGGAACTTGGTTCCGTCTACGCGATTTCAGGTCAGTTGCAGCAGCGCCCGTCGCCAGCGGCTGGCGGTATGATCCTTAGATCGTGGTTTCAATTGTGGAAATCATCTGATCCGCCGCAATTGTCATATACGTTGATGAGCATTGATACAGCGATGTCAGAGCGTAAAGAGGCTGCATATTCAGCCGCCACGACATGGGGAGTCTTTACAAACGATCAGGGAGTTCCCTGCGTCATTCTTATGGCGACATGGCGTGAGCAGTGCGAATACCCAGAATTGCGCTCTCGAATTCAAAGATTAAGCAGAAACTATCTCGACGATGGCCCCGGTATTCGCAACGACAAATTGCCTCCAGACCTTGTGCTTATTGAGGCAAAATCTAGCGGCGTAAGCTTATTGCAAGATTTAAGACGCGCCGGCGTCATGGCCCACGGATTCAATCCCGACAAGATGGGCGACAAGGTCCAGCGCGTGCGCTTGGTGACGCCATTGCTTGAATCTGGTCGCGTGTACGTTCCTGCGCGCGCTGACCGCGACCCGAATAGCGGAACTATATTCTATAATCGCCCGCGTGCATTCGCTGACACATTCATTGATCAATGTACCCGGTTCCCCAAGGGCGACTCGCGCGACATGGTTGACACCATGAGCATGGGGCTGTGGAAAATTATGCAAAGCGGATTTGTCTGGAACCGAGACGATGAGGGTCCGCGTGAGCCCGACTATCGCAGCGAACAAAACACCAAGCAGGCGATCTATTGATCAAGTAGATGGAGCGCGTCTCCAGCGCGCAGAAATTCCATCAGGTCCCAGTCGGAATAAAACTTCACGGGCGCTGCGCCGACGGCGACAGCCATTTGCGGTATCAACTTATTCCGCTTATCCCGGTTTTCTTTCTTCGGTATCGCGCGCAAATTCCACGGGACATTCAAACCAGAAACGTGAGGGTGCAGCAAGGGTATGATGTGATCGACCTCGTGGGGGACGCCCGTCTCTGCTGTAAGCTTTCGCGCCAAAAGCCACACAGCCCGCAAATCTTCCTTCTTCACCCACGGCGGCGTAGCGTTTTTCCCGTTTCGCCGCCGCTTTGCATCCGTGACCGCTTGCGCTGCGGCCGCGCGCTCAGGGTTTTTCTGGCGCCACATCTTTGTAGAAAGCCGCTGCTTTTTCTTAAACCGTGGCGTGCCCTTTTGTTTTTCAACCCACTCCGTGACTTGGGCGGCATACTTCTCGGGGTCTGCCGCACGCAATTTGCGTTTCGTCTCACGATCTCGCGCTCGCCGACGCTCCATCGCCTCCTCCGGCGTGTAGATCGGCTTACAGCCCTTCGGCTTCCTTGGTGTGCCGTCCTTGCGGAGGTGGATAAAGAAATCCAACTGCACGCCGCCATCATGGGCGTGGAGGTTCTTGCGTTCTGAATGAGAACGTCTAGTCTTTCTAAACTTAGGCATCGGGGCTGCTCCTCAGCTCTGGTGTCGGGCCGCATGGTGTTTCCAGCACCTGCGGCCCTTTTATTTTAGGAATTATCACCTTGACGTACCAAACGCCTAGGGTGTAGGGTCTTACTTACCAACCGAGGTAAGTCCCATGTCTGACTTCTCCAACCCGATCTTCCACGACGAAACCAAGGCCCGTGAGTGGCTGGAAGCACGGGTTTGGCCGGAAGGCCCTACCTGTCCCCATTGCGGGGTTATCGACCGCGCCACGCTCATGCAGGGCAAGAGCCATCGTCCCGGCCTCTACAAGTGCACCGCTTGCCGTGAGCCGTTCACGGTCACCGTGGGCACCCTGTACGAGCGTTCCAAGGTGCCGCTGCACAAGTGGCTCGCCGCGACGCACCTCATGATGGCCTCGAAGAAGGGTATGAGCGCGCTGGAGATCGGCCGCTTGCTCGGCCTGTCCAAAAAGACTGCGTGGTTTGTCTGCCATCGTATCCGTGAGTCACTTCGCGAGACGAAGCCGACTCCGATGGGTGGTGAGGGTAAGACGGTCGAAATGGATGAAACGTTTGTCGGCGGGAAGGACAAGAACAAGCACGCCAACAAGCGTTCTGGCACCCGTGGCGTTCATGCCATGGAGCCCGTGTTCTCGCTCGTGGAGCGTGGCGGCAAGGTTAGCTCGCACCACGTTGAAACCGTGAACGCCAAGACACTGCGTCCGATTGTGGAACAGCAGGTGCACGGCCTGACCATGGTTATGACCGATGATGGCGCGGCGGGAAAGCTCGCGGCACAGAGCTTTTTTTCGCAGTCAGTGAACCACAGCGCTGGCGAATACGTGCGCGGCGGCGCACACACGAACACGATTGAGGGTTATTTCTCGATCCTCAAGCGCGGGATCATCGGCACGTATCACCATGTCAGCAGCACACACTTGAAGCGCTACTTGGCGGAATTTGACTTCCGCTACAATCACCGTGCGGCGCTTGGTTTCTCGGATGCCGACCGCTTCAACGCCTCGCTCCCTGGTATCGTCGGGAAGCGCATGACCTATCGGCGGACTGATAAGCGAGCCGAAAGAAACTAGGGCTAGCCGTCTAAGGAAGAAGCGCGATGGATAGTATGCAAACGCTTCGTCATGACGCGATCATGGGAACGCTCAACGATATACGAGGATACCTCCTCATTATCGTTTATCTTTTGAGCGCGGGATTACTGGTGCTTGTTTTTCACTGGCATCTTCTGCCGTTTTTTTAGCCGCGCGATGCTTCGGCCCGCTCTTTACAGCAACATCTACGGCGCGCTCGAATCGTTCCCACGCGTCGGGACGCTGTTCAGATTGGGACTTAGGAGGCTGTGGCATGAGCAATCCGTGGGATATACCGGCCGCTCCCGCAACGGGAGACGCGGATGCAAGTATAACATATGCAGCGGTCGGGCGCGCGCTCAGTGCATGGGAGCGCCTAGAACTTGATCTTATCATGCTTTATGCGGGACTTTTGAAACAACGCCCTCTCGATGCCCGCCGCAATCCGAAGTACCTAGAGGCAAACGTATTCCGAACGCGAATGGCGGAAGTCGAAAGAGCTGCTCGGTGTTATTTCATTCTTCATCCTGACCAGGCGCTCGAAGGAGATTTCAGAACAGCATCAAATCTCGTTACTAATCTATCGTCGCGGCGGCATGAAATTGCCCACGGAATCGTAACTCCTCTACACAGATGGGAAGGAACGTCGGAGGGGTTAGACCAAGCGCTTCGCAAGATGATGTATCTCTTGGGTCCCCCCACCTATCGGCAAAAGTGGTTTGACGAAGATGGGCTCACACCAGAGTTTTTGTATTCCTCGGTGGAAATAGACCAAATCACACGTCAGTTTGAACTGGCGCGCCAACCGGTCCTGGGTCTAGTCGCGGTGACGTGGCAGCAAGCATATCGGTGAAAATTTGAACCGCGAATGACTTCGCCGAGTAGTGGCCAAGCTCACAAACGTCGCGCAGGATTTTACTTCCTGCGCGCTCCATTGCGGGGGTGATCTCAGTCACGGTTACGGGTTGGGGTAGCTTGCGTACCATGCGCGGTATCTTATTACCGCGTAAGCCAGAAGGCAATAACCCCTTACGTAAGCCTGAAAACCAACGTTTCCCGCCAATATCGGCCTGTCACGGTACCTAAATACCGCAGATTTCTGGTACGTCAAGGTGATAATTCCCTTTTATTTTAGGCCAATTTGACAGAATCGCAACTCCATAGCATCGTATGGACCCGTCTAAATTTCACGGTCCCTAGGAAGTGCCCTCCCGCGCCGCCCTCGCCAGCCCGGATTTATCCGTTGGCCTCAACAGCATGGCCGATATGGGGGCCAGCCCTGACGGGCCGCCGGTTGATGTGGAGTTGCCGGTTGAGGACCCTTCCGTCGTTACGACGATGGACGACGGGTCGGTTGAGATTGACCCTGTTCCGCATGACGCCCAGCGCCCGACGCCGGAATTCAGCGACAACCTCGCCGAGTTCATTGACGAGCAAATCCTTGACGAAATTGCCACGCGCGTCCTTGACGGCATGGACAAGGACTTGGAAAGCCGCGCGGAATGGTCTTCGATGCTCACTCAGGGCATGGACCTGCTCGGCCTGAAATTCGAGACGCGGACCTTCCCATTCAACGGCGCGTCCGGCGAGTTTGACCCAATCCTGCTGGAGGCCGTTCTCCGCAACTGCGCCACGACCACGTCGGAATTGCTGCCGGCCAGCGGCCCCGTGAAGTCGCAGATCGTCGGCATCCCAAATGAGATGTCGGAGCAGAAAGCCACGCGAGTCCGTGACTTTTTTAACTATTACCTGCTCGAGGGCGCTCCCGAGTGGGTCGAGAACATGGAGCAAATGTTCTTCTGGCGCGCGATTGCGGGCTCGACGTTTAAGAAAGTCTACCAAGACCCCATCCTCAACCGGCCGGTCAGCCCGTTCCTGACGCCGGACAAAATCATCTTCAGTTACAACGCCGATAGCGAGCTTGAGACTTGCCCGCGTATCAGCCACATCATCGACTACACTTACAAAGAACTGAAGCAGCGCCAGATCACGGGGTTTTATCGCGACGTTGCGCTTGTGCCGCCGGGTACGGACCCGAAGCCAAGCGTCATCCAGCAGAAGGTTGATTCCATCTCCGGGTTGTCGCCGACGACACCCGCCGACGATTCCGACATGGTTGACCAGGATTTCCAGTGCGTTGAGCAGCACGTCGACCTGGACCTTGATGGCTACGAGCATATGGGCGACGACGGCCTGCCGTCCGGTTTGCCGCTGCCATACATCGTCACCGTCGAGAAGTCGTCCCGCAAGGTTCTCGGCCTGCGCCGCAACTGGCGCGAAGGCGACGATTCGTACCAAAAGCTCATGTATTTCGTGCATTACAAGCTGTTCCCAGGGCTCGGCTCCATGGGGATTGGCTACGCGCACATCCTGGGCAATCCGGCAAAAGCGGCCACGGGCCTGCTGCGCCAGATGAAGGATGCCGAAACGTTAACCATGTTCCCTGGCGGTTTACGCGTGAAGGGAATGAGGTTCGACGACAACAACAAGATGATCGGTCCCTGTGAATGGATCGAGGTCGACACCGGCGGGCTGCCTATCGGCCAAGCCGTCGCCCCCATGCCCTACCGCGGCGCCTCCGAAGTCTCCCTCGCCCTGTGGGAGAAATCCCGCGAGAACGCCAAGCAAATGGCCTCCATGGCGGACCTATCCGTCGGCGACGGCCGCCAGGACGCCCCGGTCGGCACGACGCTGGCATTGCTCGAGGCCGCCAACCGGCTGATGTCGGCGACGGTCAAATCCGCGCACCGGTCCCTGAAGAAGGAGCTGAAGCTTTTCGCGGCCCTGTTCGGCCAGTACCTGCCGGAGAAGCCGTATCCGTTCCCGGTTCCGGGTGGCCAGCAGGCCATCATGAAGGCCGATTTCAGCGACGAAATCGACGTCATCCCGGTCTCTGACCCCAACATCACCAGCTACGCCCAGCGCGTGACGCGCGCCGAGGCCATGATGCGGATGGCCCAGCAGGCCCCGCCGGGGACCTACGACATCTACGAAACGAACAAGAACATGCTGGTCGAGATGGGCGTCGACGAGCGCAAGATCGGCAAGATGCTGCCCGCCCCCAAGACCGGCACCCCGATGGATCCGCTGTCCGAGAACGCTTTCGCCCTCACCGGCAAGCCGCTGCAGGTCGGCGACTACCAGGACCACCAAGCCCACATCCAGGCCCACAGCGTGCTCCTGGAGCAGGTCCCGACGATTGCGGCCCATATCTCCGAGCACCTTGCCGCGGCAATGCGCGTGAACGTTGAGAAGGAACTCGGCATCACCCTGCCGCCGCCGGGCACGAAGATGCCGCCCGAGGTCGAAAACAAGGTGGCGCTCCTGGTGGCCCAGGCGCTGCAGAAGCTGAAGTCGCCGGACGGCCCAGACCCGACGCCGGGCCAGATCGCCATGGCGGAGATTCAGGTGGAGGCCCAGAAGGTCCAGGCCATGCTGCAGAAGGTCCAGCAGGACGCGGCGTCAAAGGCGTTTGACACGCAGC